TTTGCGATTTATATTTATTCGTCTGATGCGTTTACCTTTCCTCTAAAAAATAAATTGTACGAAATTTTGATAAAGCCATCAAATAGAATGCCTAATGCCGGAGAATAGACGGGATTTAGCGGGAAAAGGCGGGATTTAATGGGAAAAATATGAAAGAGGGATTTCATAGGGTGTAATTAAATGACCGGTATTTTCTTGAGTATATTCCGGTAAAAAGGCTACTTTTTTTAATGCTCGTTATCTGATATTTAATGTAAAAAAAAACTAGGCTCTTACATGATTGACAAGATAAGGAGCCTTACTATGCTGCATCTTCATATAATCCGGTATGTAGAATCCTATGATTTCAAAGCCGAACCGGATAAACCTGATAGCTTTTCAAACAACTGGAAAAATAACAGCCTCGATGATTTCATTCTGCTGAACGGTGAGATCGAACTTTTCAAATGCAAATGTCAAAGTGTTGCAAACTATTGCTTCGGTGATATGCTGCCCGGAGATACGGTCAACTATGGAGACAGCATCGCAGCTGGAGATTTTACCGTGCGGTGCTTTGTTCCGCCGCGGAAATTTCACGGAAAAATTCATGCCATTACGCAGACAGTCGATATTGACGGACAAAAAATCGATCATAATGCAATGCAGATCACAAAAGGCGGTTATCAGACCGGCCGCTGGCTTATACACGATCGCTTCTCATTTTCAAAAGGAGCCGACACAACCTACGCATGGAGCGCGGGCTGCTTCATTCTCTCATCCAAAGACTTGGAACTTTTCAATCAAACACTAAAAGCACACGGCGTACAAGCCGGAGACGAAATTGTAGGCACGCTATCTGTGCAAGGAAGCGTAATCTAACGCAGCGAACAAAGTAGCTTTTAAGTATATCGCTTACTTTTGAAGACCTTATGAAGCGGCTGGAGATACCGCCGCTTAAAATAAAAACCATAACGGAGGTAGCATTGTGGAACAACAAGCGGAAGCGAAAAAGGAAATCAGTATGAAGACCGTATCCAATATTATGGCAGGGGTCGGCATTTTGATTGTTATCGTATCTTTCATCTTGAATGCGTGTGGCATTACGCATATTGCAATGAGTGATGCACTGCTCGCTGGAGGCTTTTGCAAGGGGGTGTTTTTACCGGTTGATGCGTCGATCTGGATAAACAATATCTTCAAAGGAAAGGCTGACGATGTTCGGTAAGATAAAACGTGCAGGCCTTATTATTTGGGCGGTCATCGCTTCGGTGTTTGCCGTTATCGGATTTGTTTTACTGAACCGCCGAAGCAAGGCAGAGAGACAATCACTAGAGGAGAAAGCGAATGAAGCAAAAGAACAAACAAGGCAAGAGATTGAGCAAACGCCTGCACGTGATCTTGCTGCTGCTTCCTGCAATGCAGCTGCTTTACGCCGAGAAAAGCAATCCATTACCGAACGCTTCCGGCTCGAAGTTCGGCATCGACTTAACGAGAAACTACACGGGACAGGAAGTTCAGGAACTCCTTGATATTGTCGTTGAAGAAGCGGAAAAGAGCATCATGGAAGCGTATAACGCAGGGTATAAACAAGGCGTGCTTGAGTTCAAGCCGGATGTTTCCTATTGGAAAACACGGGCGGAAGGATTTGAGACGCTTTTAAAAGCAGAGCGGCGGAAAAAGTGGCTGTGGAGTTTGGGCGGGGTAAGTATCGGATTAGTAGGAGGAGTCGGCATCGGAATTGCACTGCAATTGAGATAGCTTTGAACGATAAACAGATGGAAATAGTCAAATTTATCCTTGCCTGTATCGGCAGCTTCATAGCGACGGCCGGATTTTTCGGCGGGCTTTGGGCTAATCATAAAAAGAAGGTTGAAGCAAAGATCGCAGGAGTGCAAAGCTCCGCCGATGCAAAAATCAAAAAGCAGGAAGAACGTATCGAAAAACTTGAAGATATCGTTGCGGAGCTTCAAAAGACCGTCAGCGATGGACTCGGTCAGCGGTTAAGCAATATCGAAGGTGAGATGAAAGGTATGAACAATATCTTAAAACAGATTCAAGGCTGGTTCATCAATAACACCCCACGGAAATAGTAAACAAAAACAACGCTTATAGAGGATAGAAAAGAGATGGAAAATATATTTTTACCGAACCAACGCAGTATCATCTTGCAGGGACTTGAAAAAGACGCGAGCCGCACGCTTTCAAATGAGATGCTTCAGCGGCTTTTAAAGACGTATGGACATACGGTAAGCCTTGCCGATGTGAATGCGTTACTGAATTGGCTTGAAACACGCGGCTATGTGTCGGTTGAGCGGCTTTCAGATAAAGCGCTTATCTTGGCTCATTTAAGCCGTGCAGGACTGGATGTTGCACTCGGATTTTCGCGGGTAGACGGCATCGAACCGCCGTTTATGGAATAAGGCTTTTTCAAAGGGATTTCAGAAGATGGGACAGAAAAGCGCCGTTGATAAACTTCCCGAACCGTTACGGAAGAAGCTTATCGAATTATTAAACCGGCCTGATGTAACACAGCTTGAAATAGTAGATGCCATCAATACGGAAGCAGGCGAGCCGCTTATCTCGAAAAGCTCATTAAACCGCTATGCCGTTAGGATGAAAAAGTTTGCCGAAAAGAACCGGCAAGCCCGCGAGGTCGCAGAAGCCTACTTGGAAAAATACGGCAGCGATACCCGTAACCGGCTTGGTAAAGTCGTGAACGAACAAGTCCGCCTCGTCGCATTCGATCTTATCTCCGAGTTGGAAGAATTAAAAGAAGCCGGGAAGGTTGATCCGAAATTCATTACCGAAGTTATTTTTAAAGTATCGCGCGGACTGAAAGAATTGGAGCACGCCGAAAAGCTCAATGCCGAGCGGGAAGATGCTATCCGAGAGCTTATCTTAAAAGAGACAGCCGCAAAAGTTGAAGCGGTCGGGAAGAAAAAAGGCGTTAGTAAAGAAGCGATGGAAACCATCCTTGCCGAAGTCTTTAGGATACAATGATGACCATTACCGAAGCGCTACACAAAAACATCTTACTTGACTATCAAAGCCGCTGGCTGCAAGACCGCTCGAAAGTAAAGGTCTGGGAAAAAAGCCGGCGTATCGGCGCTTCGTATGTCGAAGCGCTCTATGCAGTATTACTGGCAGCGCTCTCCCGCAATGACGGCGGGATGAACTGCTATTATCTTTCGTATGCCAAAGAGATGACGCAGCAGTTTGTCAATGATGCCGCCTTTTGGGCAAAGCTTTTGAACATCGCCTACTCCGATATGGAAGAGACGGTGATCAAAGATGAAGATAAAGACATTACCGTCTACAAAATCCGCTTTGATTCAGGCTTTGAAATTTGGGGCTTACCGTCCGTACCGCGATCGCTGCGCTCAAAGCAGGGACACGTGGTCATCGATGAGGCGGCATTTTGCGATGATTTATCGGAACTGTTAAAAGCGGCGTTAGCACTTTTGATGTGGGGCGGATCGGTTGCTATTTTAAGCACGCATGATGGGGAAGATAATCCGTTTAACGATTTAATCAAAGAGATACACGACGGTAAAAAAGACTACTCGCTGCACCGCACCACGATTGAAGATGCTTTGAGCGATGGTCTATACAAGCGCATTTGTGAAGTCAAAGGTGAAGTATGGACTGCGGAAAAAGAAGCGGCATGGCTTGCCTCGCTCATTAAAGATTATGGAGATGGCGCGGATGAAGAATTATATTGTATTCCGCGCGCAAACGGTACGCAGTATTTCCCGCGCTCCCTTATTGATAGCGTAAAAAAAGAAGCGCCGGTGTTCCGGTTTACCGAAAGCGATACGTTCACTTTTGAAAGCGAGTGGAAACGGGAGCGCACTATTCATAAATGGTTTAAAGAAATAAAACCGGTTTTACAAGGTACTACGCATCCGGTGGTCTTGGGTGAAGACTTTGCACGCTCCGGAGACTTAACCGCAATCTGGCTTGACGAAATACTGAAGGAAGGCAACACACAAACGCTCTGCGTTATTGAGCTGCGTAATATTCCGTTTGCGCAGCAATGGCAGCTGATCAGGCTTATCGGGAATACGCTTGCCGATTTTGAAGGAGCTGCCTTTGACTCACGCGGTAACGGACAGATGATTGCTGAACTTGCCGCGCAGGAATGGCCGGGATATGTGTATCAAGTGATGCTGTCGCGTAAATGGTATGCGGAACATTTTCCCAAGTTGAAAAATGCGTTTGAAGAAAAGACGACAAGCGTACCCGACGATCTTTTTATCCGTGATGATTTTACGGTGGTAAAAGTCGTACAGGGAGTCCCGCTTGTTACTGAACGCACCGGTGCAAGTAGAACAAGACGGCACGGTGATGCGTGCATTGCCAAAGTAATGGCAAAGTATGCGGAACTGCAAAGCTATGAAGCAGGCTATCAGCCCTACGCCTATGAGCCGGTTAAAACAAGAACGACATTTGGGCTAAAAGGAGTTGATCCATGGGATGGCTGGGACGATTAACCGGTAAAGCCGGAAGCAATAAAGAACACAAAGACACGCACGGTTTAACCGAACAGCGGGCAACGCCGGTTGCAAACTCTAACCGCGACTTGTGGTCGGGCGGTTTAGTTGCAGGGCTTACCCCGGAGAAGCTGGCATCCCTTTTAGATACGGTACGCCGCGGAGACGTTCCGGCGGAGTATTTGGAGATTGCCGGAGAGTTGGAAGAGCGCGATGCTCATTACCGCTCAGTGCTTTCAACCCGCAAACACGCCGTTGAAGGACTGGAACTGTACGTCCAAGCAGGAAGCGATGACAAACAAGCTGTTGCAATCGCCGATGCGGTAACGGAAGACATTGCCCGCCATGCCGACTGTATGGATTTAATTAAAAACACGCTCGATGCGTTGGGTAAAGGCTTTAGCGTCAATGAAATTATCTGGGAGACTTCCGGCTCGCGGTGGAAACCGCAAACCTTTTACTTTCGTGATCCGCGCTGGTTCGCGTACGATAAAGAAACGGGCATGTTATCGCTTCGTGATCCTTACGGTATGGAGCTGCACCCACTTGAGCCGTACAAGTTTATCGTGCATGAACCGAATCTTTTAAGCGGCAAGCAAATCACTTCCGGCTTGAGTTTTACCGCGCTCTTTTATTGGCTGATTAAAACGTACGACGTAACAAGCTGGGCATCTTTTGCCGACCGCTTCGGCTATCCGGTCCGTATCGGTAAATACGGGCGCAAGGCGACAAAAGAGGATATCGCAACTTTAAAGCGGGCGGTCGCAGCAATTGGATCGGATGTCGGCGCAGTCATTCCCGATTCAATGCTCATCGATATTATCGAAAGTAAAACAACGGCGAATAATGCGGCCGTCTATCAAGACATTGCCGAATGGGTTGATAAGCAGCTTTCAAAGCTGGTACTCGGACAGACGGCAAGCGCCGAAGGAACGCCGGGCAAGCTCGGAGACAGCCAAGACCAGCAGACGGTCAGGCAGGATATCTTAAAAGCGGATGTCCGCCAGCTTGAGCAAACCTTAAACCGCGATCTTGTCATTCCGTATGTGGATTTTAATTTCGGGAAGCAGGAAATATATCCGAAGCTCCGCATCAAATATATTGAACCGAAAAACGTACAGCTCATTGTCGATTCGGTTACGAAACTGGTGCCGCTCGGCCTTAAAGTAAAGGCACAGGAAATGCACGCGCTGTTAGGGCTTTCTGCTCCTGAAAAAGATGATGAAATTCTCACTGCGCCTAATCCGTATCAGGCGGAGCTAAATACGCACGGGGCGCTCTCCGGCTCCATTGCACTCAATGCAAGTGATGTTTCTTCCTCCGCAAGCGATGATGATGAACTACTGGAAGAAAACGAGCAAGACTTTATCGCTATTACCGACGATATTGCAGCAGTAATGGAACAAGCAGCGGATAAAGCGACCGACTTTACGAGCTTTGAGGCAGAACTTGAAAAGCTGGTAACCGGCTGGAGCCCTGAAAAAATAGCCCGCACAATGGCAATCGCATTTTTTAAGGCACGCGCCGAAGGTGATGCCAATTTTGACAAGGAAGATGAATAGTATGGAACTCTCTGAAAATATCAACCTGTTACAGGGAGATTGTATAGACCTTCTGCCCAAAATCCCTGACGGCAGTATCGATTCTATCATCACCGATCCGCCGTATTTTCTCGGCATGACGCATAACGGACAAAAAGGTTGCTTTAATGATCTTGCTATCTGTAAGCCCTTTTATGAAAAGCTCTTTACAGAATACAAGCGTGTATTAAAACCGGACGGCTGCGTTTATTTTTTTTGCGACTGGCGAAGTTATGCGTTTTATTATCCGATTATGTACGGTATTCTAGGCGTTAAAAATATGCTTGTCTGGGATAAACAATCCGGTGCCGGCAATTTTTATACTTATCAACATGAACTCACTATGTTTACAACAAAACGAAACTCTTTTAATGTTAAAGGAACTAAGAATATTATTACCGGTATTCGATCTTTTTCTACTGGAGCTAAAAAGACAAACGGTGAGAAAGTTCATCCAACGCAAAAGCCGATAGAGTTAATTGAAAAATTCATCCGAGACAGTACCGATGCCGGAGACACTGTACTGGATTCTTTTGCAGGTTCCGGCACAACCGGCGTTGCCTGCATCAATACTGCCCGCAAGTTCATCGGTATGGAACTGGACGATCAGTATTTTGACATTGCCAAACAGCGGATTGAAAAAGCGCTAACCGAAAAACAGCAGAATCTTTTTGGTGAGCATGGGGAGGCGGTCAATGCCTGAATCTCTTATCCCCGAAGATGCGCTCAACTACATCAAAGATAAAAATTTACAAGTCGGTTTTTCATATAAGGATGTCTGGAACGAAGAACACGCTACCGCTTTTACCGTTGCAAAGGCGATGCAGCTTGATGTATTAAGCGATATAAAAAAGGCGGTTGAAAAAGCGCTTGAAGAAGGGCACAGCTTTGAACACTTTAAAAAGAATTTAAAGCCGACACTACAACAGAAGGGCTGGTGGGGCAAAAAGAAGATGACCGATCCGCTTACCGGAGCAGAAATTGATGCACAGCTCGGAAGCGACCGGCGGCTTAAAACCATCTACGATGTCAATTTACGCAGCGCGTTTCAGAAGGCACAATATGACCGCACGATGGCAAGCGATTTGCATCCCTATCTTATGTACTGTATCGGTAATGCCAAAAAACACCGTGAACAGCACCTCGCATGGAACGGTCTTATTTTGCCGAAGGATGACCCTTGGTGGGATAACCATTTTCCGCCGAACGGATATCGTTGTAAGTGCCATACAAGGGCAGTCTCGGAGCCGAGAAAAAGGCGCTATGAGCGGGACGGCATAAAGATACCGCCGAAAGCCGACGGCTCAGGAGGCGGAATTCTCCGGGTAAAAACCGAAGCCCCTCCAGAAGAATACCGCACATATTTTAACGAGCGCAAGGGAACTATTGAACGTATCCCGAAAGGCATTACACCGGGTTTTAACTGGAACCAAGGGAAGATGAGTAGAAATACTGCCGTTTTAGCGGAGTGTATAAAAAAAGCATCTGATAAAATACCGGAACAGTTTAATGCCGTTGTACAAACACTGATGACAAACACTGCGGCAAAGGCTGCACATATTGATTTTATTGATAATGCCGTATCACGTACCCTTGATAAAAAGTATATAACACCGGTCGGCTTTTTGGATCAAAAAACACAAGCTGCACTCGCAAAAGAGAATATCAATATCGGTAATCAAAATCTTATCTTCTTGGAGGCGGGATTAGTGCAGAGTGCTAAATACTCTAAGCGGCACGCAGAAACCGGTAACGCTCCCGATGTTTTTGATTGGTATAACATCATGGATTATCTTATTGACGCGTCCATTTATTTTGATAAAGGAACGCTTATATTTTTAAAAAAGAAAACTGAAAGTATTTATATGAAAATCGTCGTTGATATTAGTATGAAAAATAAGGGACACAAAGGCGTTTCTTTAATGCTGCCTAAAATCGATACAATGTATGAACTTGACCTTTCAACCGAACTGGATAGAGGCCGTAATGAATATCAGCGTATCATCGAAATGAAAAAAATACGATGAGCAAAGGCGGCCGGATTCGAACCGACTGCCCTCGCCTTACGCTCCCCTCGCTCCTATACAGGGGGTCTTCCTTTGCTCATCCTGCAAAAAGCATAACGTAATCGTCTCCAAAAGTCAAAGCATATTTTTTAATCACTGTTAAAACACCTCACCGCTCTTTCTTTGCTACAGTATAACCAACCTCGTCCGATATGTAGTGTCCGCTCATGTTGGAAAACTCCTTACAAAGGAAAATGTCCCCGCCGGAGGACTCATATCCGGCATCTTTATCATCTAAAGGAGGAAGCATGAAAGGTTTTGGAAAAGCATTGATCAGTATTTTCTCATTAGTGCTTATTGCCCTGTGCGCATTGTTGTTGCTTGTCATTGCTTTTGTTCCGTCTGCTGCTCTTGCAAAAGTCGGTGCAATCGTCTTGCCTTTGTGCATCATCGCAGGCGCTGTCATTGCCCTGTGGTGGCCGATAAGACATTTTGCAGCCTTTGTAAAAGCTCATACCGCTGCTACAGGAGTTTAGCTTTAAGCGGGACAGCTTACACGCTGTCTCGCTTTTTTTATGTTTGTTATAGTAGCTATATTACGAAACATTGTTTTTATTAAACTTGTTTTTTAAAAATAGAAAATTTACCACTTGGCCAGAGTTAAAAATTGTATAGATTATATCAAAGATAGAAAAAAGCGCATACAAAAAAATAAAAGTAAGCAATCCCAGTATAAACATATTGACTCCGTCTGCCAGAAATTTCGGCACCGGTATTTTTACTGAGAACAACATAACAAGAGATAAAAAGACCGCAAAAATCAACACAAAAAGTTGGGTTAGACACATTATAGAGAAAGCTGCATTTGTTTTTTGGTAAAGGCTATATTCCTTGTTTTCCTGTATATCCGCGATTCTTTCGAGTGTTTCTGTATTTATTTGGCTTATAACAATTGCGAAACCGGCAAGGGAAAGCCCCAAGATGGAAGGAACAATAGCAATGATCAGCTCTGTTTGTTTTTCTATGAGTACAAGCATTTTATCAGGGCAGATATATGAAACTAATACTAAAAAGAGAATAGATAGTATCAAAGATACACTGAAAGGGCGTTCATTTATCAGTTTTTTCGGAGGAAAAATGGAGAATATGCCTTGTCTGCCAGGCGCAAAAATAGCCTTTGCTTTTTCTTTGAACTCTCTTTCTGTCATTTCCTGAATTTCTCTTTAAGCTTATTATACAACTTTAGCCATGCTTCTTCTATGTTAATGGCTGTGATTAAAAATCTTTCAGGATGTTCCTTCGTATTAATTATTGTAGGCTTATTGTTTTCATCAAGAATCTTTGCTTTTACATAACCATTATTCTGTGCCATTCCGAGCATTCCGCTTAATATTTTGCTATCTTCAAAAAGCAAAGAACCGCTTGCATTTGGTTTTACATCAGCTGAGAGCTTTTCAGCATGCATTAATTTGAGTTCCTTATCCATAAACTCTGTTACATCAGAACTGATATCTGCATTTGTCGGACTTATTTCTATGTGAAGAGATGCTATGTATTTTGACTCTGTTATAAGCTTAAAAACATCGCTCGACTGCTGTACAGAAATATCCAAGGCTGTATTTTCTGGTAATACATCTTTAAAAATATTCATAAGCATTTTTATCAACTGATTTACAGTAATAGCTGAATTGGTCCTGACTATCATTCTATGCAGGTCAGGAAAAAATGCAAATTGCGATTCTTTTGGGTTTATAAATATATTTTTAGGTATTGAAAAATCAATGATTTCAAGCTTGCTTGAGTCAAAAGCTTTTCCATCGGGTATAAGAGAGCTGCAGAATATTCCATAAAGATATGATTCTCCAGAAGGTTGGATAAGCTGTCTGATTATACCGAATCGCTCTTTCTGAATCTTTCCAAATTTTCGTTGATTAAATGCGTTTTCAAATAAGCTCTTGTAATGCTCTGGAGTAATGATCGTGGTTGACTGAAGCTTTATGTTTAATACATTGAAATTAAAATCTTTCATCTTGTTTTTTGGCATATACTATATCTACTCCCCCGGCTTACACACCTTACAAGCCGTATACCCTTTCGCCTGTGCGTCTTTAACCGTAAGCTCCGTAAGATGTTTTGACTTCTTCAACGTTTTACAGTCCTTGCAGTGATACTTTTTCCCCGTATCCGTTATATACACCTTCTTACCGGTATCGGTTGCGCAGATACCGGCAACGGCAGCAAACAGCAATGCAAAAATAAGCGCTTTTCGTTTAGTCATGGTGTTGTTCTTCCTAATCTATTTTTTATATGTTGCATTTTTTAAAGTTTTACGGATCGGATCTTCTCTAATAAATTTATTGCCATCAAAATAGTCTAACGCCGTCCGCCCCGTAATATCTTCTAATGTCGCATCCGCATTACTGTTGAGTAATAGTTGTATTGCGGCAACATAATAATTTTTTTTACAGGCACACATTAATGCTGTCATTTCGTCTGTATTCTGAATATTTATCTTTGCACCTGATTTGATTAGCACTTCTGCTGCTTTATATTTTGATGTAGGCGTATTAAGAGCAACTATTAACGGTGTATCTCCATTGTTCGTTTGTGCATTTATATCGGCACCGGCTTGTAACAATATTCTTATAGTGTCCGCTTTTTGACTATCTGCCGCACAGTGTAACGCCGTCATTCCATTTTTTTCTTTAACATGTATGTCGGCTCCTGCTTTAATTAAAAAATTAATAATTTGTACATCTTCAACTTGGTGAGCCGCAATCATTAGAGCAGTCTGGCCATAATGATCTGTGGCCTTTATATCTGCTCCCGCTTTTATCAAAAACTGTACTGTTTCCAAAGAAGCCTCCTGCATACCAACTGCTCGTAACAGAGGAGGCTCCGAATTAACTGAATCAATTTTAGGATTTATAGCTGCACCCTGTTCAACTAAATATTGCAATATTTCAACTGGACAACATTCTGTTACTGCTTTTTCAAGCGGAAAACATCCTGCATAATCTTGTTCATTTACACTATGTCCTTGGGCAATATATTTTTTTATATCTGCCAAAGATTTTTGTTTTATTGCTGTAAATAAAGGATTTTCCCAAGATTGTGCCATAACAACTGTAGGAAAAAGAACTATTAACAGTAAAAATATTCTTTTTATCCGAAAGGTCATATTTACTTAATTCCTCCTTAAAAATTTCCCCTCATTTTTATAGTACTCTTTTTACGGTTGCTCTAATTCTTCCTATAGGATCGATAGTATCTAGTTCTACTTTTTCATCCGGTTTAAATTCCGTCCACATAACGAACCTATTATTTCGCCAATGGATATAACTAATGTGTACGGTATTTTCAAAACGATGAACGTATATGCCATCCCCTGTATATCCAGTCCCTTCAAAAATCGCCACATCCCCTGCATTTAATCTTGGTGCCATACGACTATCAAAAATAGTAATAGCTCGGAGGTCTGTTGAAAATTCTTTAAGCCAATAAGGGGAAGGTATCAAAACTTTATCCGGATAACGTCCATTATGAGCTTGCGGGTCAAGTATTTCCTGTTTGGGGTTGTACTTTAATACATCCTCTTTGGTCAGCAAGGGAACTTCAAAAAGCGGGAGGCTAAAGCATTCGCCATCAGGTGTCGGCGGGATATGGACACTATTATTATGCCCTATTGTCTGAGTGTTATTATTCCCAACGATAACACCATTTGAGAGACCGGGTAGCGGGTAACCTAATTCTGACAACTGCATAAGTATTTTTATAGGAGGCTTTGCTTTTCCTACTTCATAGCTTGCCCAGGTTGTTTGAGGAATCCCTAATAATTCTGCTAATTCTTTCTGTGTTTTCCGCATGGCTCTACGAATATCTCGTAATTCTTTCGTTAAATCCATAAAAATCCATAAAAATATCTGATATTTTCGTTATTATTGCTTGACTTTAACGAAAATATCGCTTATAAATGAAATATCGGCTAGAACTAAAGCAATCTCAAGCCGGTAAAAAAAGAAAAGCGAAAAACACACCGCTTTCGCTTTTCTCAACAACACACGCCTGTAAAGACAGGCAAAGGATGACTTTATGATAGAACAAAAAAAGAAAATTCACAAGCCCAAAAACAGAACCCTCGGGCACATGTACGGTGGCTGGATTAAGTACCAGCTCTCCCTTATCAACGTTTCTTATACCGACATTGCAGAAGAATTGGACGTCCGTGACAGTTCGGTCGCCGCGGTTATCCACGGGCGGCGTACTTCTGCACGCATCCAGCAAAAGACCGCCGATAAACTCGGCCTTGCAAACTGGCAGGCTGTACTTGACGCTGCAAAACGGGCAACAAAGGAGAATGTCGTGTAACCGGCAATCTACCGGATGTACGAGGAGGTAAGCAGATGAACGATGAAATGATGCGTCTTTTTTTTAGACTTGAATACGCGGTGCAGACCATGCGGCGCCGACAAAAGGCACACGGTGTGCAAGACGAAATGCAACGGTGTATGCGCGAAGCCTCCGAGGAGATGGTCGATGATCTTTTACTCCGGCTTGAAGCAGCGCGTGAAAGACCACCGCAAGAAGCAGGGGGCTGCGTATGAGCGGAAGTACGGGAATACGCCCGCTTGATAAGGCGTTAAGCGGACTGGAACAAACCATCAACGAATGGGAGCAGGGAGCGGAAGAGCCGGTGTATATCAGCTTAAAACAGCCGTCTCTTAACGACCTTTATAAGGAGAAAAACGAGGTATACAAAATTTTACGATGCTGGCGGAGCGGTGCTTCCGCACTCGGCAAAAAACAAGCCGTCGAGGAGTGCGACCTGGTCATCGCATTCTTTGAACGTATCTGCGGCAAATAAAGGGGGAAAGAAATGGATAAACAATTTATGACCGACTCGCAAGGGCGCGAGGTACCGATCGCGATGATAAAGGACATCGACATCTTACGCGATCAAACCGTCAAAGCAATTATGACAAAGACCTTTGCAATGCGGGACGCGCTTGTGTCTTTTAAGCAGGGTATCTGGAGCGACATTCAAGAGTTCTTGAGCCTTTCGAGTGAGCAGCACGGAATCAGCTGGGGCGGTAAAAAAGGGAATATCACCCTCACCACCTATAACGGACAGTACATGCTGAAAATCGCCGTGAATGACAATCTGCAATTTAACGAAAAGCTGCAGATTGCCAAGCAGTTGATAGACGAATGCATTAAGGAATGGGCAACCGGCGCGCGCCCTGAATTGAGGGCGCTCATTGATAACGCCTTTGCGGTAGACAAGCAGGGGAATATCAGCACGGCGCGTGTCCTCGGTTTACGCAGACTTGATATCAGCGATCCGAAATGGCTGAAAGCGATGCAGGCAATTACGGACAGTGTGCAGGTGGTTTCCAGCAAAACCTATATGCGCTTTTACGAGCGGCAGAAAGACGGCAGCTATAAGCAAATACCGCTTGATGTTGCTGCCTTGTAAAGGAAGGAGGGAATGATGAGCGGATGGCAATACCGGTTCGGTATCAGGTTAAAAGAATGGGGTGAAATGTTCGGCTGGGCGTGGCTTGTCCGGTTAGGGCTTCATATCAAAGATGAGGCGCTTAGATGAAAAAGCTGAATGCACAGGAGCGGGTGTTTGAGATTGTGCGGCTATTGGTAGAAAACCACATTGAAGGGCTGACCAATAAAGAGCTTGCACAAAAGCTCGGCACCAGTGAAGTAAATATCTGCCGCGACTTAGCGCTGTTTGAACAATACCGATGGGTAACACGCGGGGCAAAGAACGTCTGGCGCCTTTCGGCGGAGTTCGGTGGTATTTCGGGACAGATTGTAAAGTCGTATCAAAAAGCGCGGCTCGTACTTACCAAAGAAGAGGCAGAGTACTTAGCAGCGGTACAGTAGCAAAAGCCGTAGCGCTACGGCTTTTGAATAGAGGATAAGGAGGAGTGAATATGGAAAGCATATATGCGGATGAGTGCTTTCAAAAAGGGTTTGAAAGTTTTGCAGCGGATTGGATTCGGAACATAAACGCTATGAGCGATGATGAGCGGCTTATCTATAAAGCGGAACTAGCTCTCTCGTCAATTCGTTCCGGCAATGATCTGGCGGTTAATGATTTACGGTGCGCCCTTACTACCCTGCGCACGAGGATGTCCGATTATCGCTTTAACAAGGTATTACGAAAGCTGCGCCTTTCTAAAAATGCAGCACGAGAAGTGATGCAGCAAGGAGTTGCCGTATGAGTAGAAAAGCAGCCGGCATCGTCAGTGAAGATGCCAAAGCAATGGATGTCTATGCCGAAAAGAATGCGCAGCAGGCTTTAGTGGTGCAGCAGGATGATAAACGCTTCCTTGCAGAGGGAGAAAAATACAATCTCCATATCTGCCTTGAGAGAGCAAAGGAATCGTTATCGCAAATTAGGCGGGGGCTTGTACGTCTCGGAGGGCAATTGATTCTTTTAAAAGATCATGAGCCTCATGGCAATTTTACAACAGCAGTTGAGAGTTTAGGAATTAGTATCGATTTTGCACAACGGGCAATGATTGCAGCTCGGCAGTTCGGAGAAAATCCGGAAGTTGCGGAAAGACTTGGAAACGCAAAGTTACAAGCGCTTTCATTTTTGACTAATGAAGAAGCAAGTGCTCTCGCTGCCGGTAAAGAAGTAGAAGGAGTCGGCACACTCGACGAAATCGAGCGAATGACAACTCGGGAACTCCGTGCTGCTCTCCGTGAAGAAAAGAAAAAACGCAAAGAAGAGCGGGATGCGCAGGAAGCGGCAATCAGCCAAAAAGAGAAAAAGCTCAACGAGCTTGAAATGGAAATCCGCTACCGCGAGCCGCCGACAAAGGAACAGCTTTCGCAAGCCGCGCTCGATGAACTGAAAAAGAAGTTTTTTCTGCAAGTCGGAGAAGCGAGTCATGCGCTGCATAATCTGATGCTTACCATCATACAGGCGCAAGAAATTCCTGATGTCAATATTACTCAACTGCAAGGTTTTATCACCATTGAGCCGGAAGGGTTGTTGTCTTCTATTTTTGATTACAGCGATACGCTCGATGAGATGATTGAAAACATCTGTCCCGCTCGCGCTGAGACAAACGCCGAGGCGGAAGAGATGCAGTATGCGGAGCCGG